AATATGACGTTTCGGTGAAAGAAATTTGCTATGACAAGTATAATGCACGTCATTTGATGCAGGAGCTTGAGGCAGATGGATTCGTGACAGTAGAAATTCCACAAGGGATTCGCTACTTATCAGAGCCAACGAAGAACTTTCGGACGAAAGTGTTTGAAAAGAAAATCATTCATAACAAAAACCCTGTTTTAGCGTGGGCGGTAGGTAATGCGGTGACGCGAAAAGACGCCCAAGAAAACATTATGCTTGATAAATCGAAGAGCACGGATCGGATTGACCCATTGGCAGCGCTTATTAACGCGCACACTCGGGCGATGTTTGCGAATGCGGAGTCAGTTGACGTATCGGAATTCGCGACCGATGACTTTTTAGACAGACTGTGGGGTTGATAAAGTGAAGAAATTAGGGAGAATCTTTCGTGATTATGCGGAAGATTTTTTTATTTTCATCGGTTTGACGCTCATTAATATGGCAACTTTTCGACTAAGCGTTACAGCTGGTCTGTATGTACTCGGCTGTTCTTTTTTATTTGTAGGTGTTTTTGTTGCACTACAGCCACCTAAACGTTATCCGCCATGAAGGAGGTGAGGAATAAATGTTTTTCCGACGTGTTTTGGAGCGACGCAGTATCGAATATAGCTTAAACGATCCAGCTCTTTTAGATTTTCTCGGCATTTCTCCCGGGGAGGTTAACGTTTACGGTAAAAATGCTTTGAAAGAAGCAACGGTCTTTGCGTGCGTCAAAATATTGGCCGAGTCGATTTCAAAATTGCCGTTGAAGATTTATCAAGAGGACGAAAATGGCGTTATTAAAGCCACAAAACATTATTTATATCGGCTACTAAAGCTTCGTCCAAACCCATATATGTCGGCATCTGACTTCGCCAAGTGCAATGAAACGCAGCGGAACACGTATGGAAATGCATACGTCAATATCGAGACTGACGAAAAAGGCAAAATTGTAGCGTTTTGGCCGATTGACGCAAGTAAAGTACGCATTTGGATTGACGATGTTGGACTTTTCAACAGTAAAAATCGCATTTGGTATGAAGTTGATGTCGGAACAGAGCGGCGAAAGTTGATGCCAGATGAAATTTTGCATTTTAAAAGTGGCGTAACGCTGGATGGGATAGTTGGTGTGCCTCCACTTGAATATTTGCGAGCCACTGTGGAAAATGCAGCGGCAGCAGGGAGATTTATTAATAATTTTTATAAGCAAGGGCTACAGGTAAAGGGGATTGTTCAGTATGTCGGCGATTTAAACCAAGAAGCAAAGAAGCAATTTCGAGAAAAATTCGAGGAAATGTCATCAGGGTTAAAAAATAGCCATCGAATTGCGCTTATGCCGATTGGGTATGAATTCAAACCCATTAGTTTATCCATGTCCGATGCTCAATTTCTTGAAAATACACAGCTTACGATCCGACAGATTGCAACGGCATTTGGTATCAAAATGCACCAGCTGAACGATTTAAGCCGAGCGACTCATACGAATGTGGCGGAGCAACAACGACAGTTCTATGTGGATACGTTGTTACCAATTTTGACGATGTATGAACAAGAAATGACATATAAACTGTTCCTCGACAGTGAAATTGATGCTGGATATTACGTGAAGTTCAACGTTGACAGCATGCTTAGAAGCGACATTAAAACACGTTATGAAGCGTATGGCATCGGGATTGAGAAAGGTTTTATCACACCGAATGAAGCGAGAGCGTTAGAGGAGAAACCGCCTCTTCTAGGCGGTGATCAGCTTGTGTTTAATGGCAACGTCATTCCATTGACGATGGCTGGTCAACAGTATGTGAAGGGAGGTGGGGAAAATGGACAAGCAGGCGACGATGGAAACAAAGGAAATTCGAGCGCTGCCAGTGAAAATTGAAGTCCGCAAATCAGCAGAAGGGGAGGAACAACGGACGATATCCGGTTCTATCAAGTACAACACAGAAAGTGCGGAGATGCGAGACTGGTGGGGCGACACGTTTGTTGAAGAGATTGCTTATGGTGCATTTGACGAAAGCCTGAAAACGCGCAGTGTTGTTGGGTTGTGGTCACACGATGCGTCTAAAGTGCTTGGAAGCACGAAAAGCGGAACGTTGCGTCTTGAGAGTACGGAAAAGGAGCTACGCTTTGAATTGGACTTACCGAACACAACAGTCGGTAATGACGCCTGGGAAATGATCAAACGAGGGGATGTCGATGGTGTATCGTTTGGCATGCGGGTCACAAAAGACAAATGGTCGCAAGTCGATCGCGACGGCAAAAAAATTTACAAGCGTTCCATTTTGGATGCGGAATTGTATGAAATTTCTCCTGTTGCTTTTCCGGCGTACCCAGCAAACGAAGTATCTGTCCGATCGCTCGATGAATATCGCCAAGGATTGGGGATCGTGAACCAGAACCAAAAATCATCCCCTGCTTTCTCAGTAGGTAGCCGCGTACAGGTGCTTGGGACACCGCATATGGAAGGTCAAACGACGGGAGAAGTCCGGGAAGTAGTCCTGACGTGGGTCTATGGCATTGTTTTCGACGGTATGGAGGATATGGGCATTCATCACTGGTATGTGGAGTCAGAGCTGCAACCAGAAACTCCTACAGAGCAAACCGATGACCAAAACAATGGACAAACTAACGATCAAAACGACGAGCGTAAGAAGAAAATGAAGAAAATGAAGAACATGAATATGAGGAAACTCGAACTTGAACTAGAGCTAATGTAATCGGCTCTTTTTTATTTCTAATAAAATCAGGAGGTTGAACGTATGAGTAAAGAATTGCGTGAAATGTTACAAAGACTAGAGCAGATGAAAGCAGAGGTTCGTTCCCTTTTAGGTGAAGATAAGGTGGACGAAGCAGAAAAGCGCATGGAAGATGTGCGAGCATTGCAAAAGAAAATCGAAGTGCAGCGGCAATTGGAGCAAGAAGAGCGTGGTGGACTTGGTCTTGGCGGAGCTCATTTAGCTAGCGGAGAAACTCGTACAGTAACGAAAGAAGATGCCGAGTTAGAAAGTGAATATCGCCAAGTGTTCATGAAGGCAATTCGTCGTCGGCCAGTGTCATCTGACGAACGGAGCATCATTGTGGAATATGAAAAACGTGCGGTGATGCATACAGGTGGGGTTGTCGGTCAAGCGGATGGAGATTCTGGGTTGATTTTACCTCAAGACATTCAAACAAAAATTTATACACTTATGCGAGATTTTAACGACCTTTCTCAATATGTGAATGTACAAAATGTTACAGCGCTTAGTGGCTCTCGTGTACTCGAAAAAGATGAAGAAATGGTTCCTTTCCAAGATGTCGATGAGTATGGATTGATCGGGGAAACTGACAATCCTAAGTTCGTTCCAATCTCTTACTCTCTTAAAAAACGCGCTGGCATTTTGCCTTTGACGAACGAATTAATTGCTGATACAGACCAAAATATTGAGCAGTACGTGACGAATTGGATCGGTAAAAAAGCTGTCGTTACGCGAAATTATCACATCACTAATTTATTGAAAACAATGCCAAAACAATCATTAGCCAACTTCGACAATATCAAAAAGGTTCTTAACGTACTATTGGATCCAGCTATTAGCGCAAACAGCATCATCTTAACGAACCAAGACGGGTATCACTGGCTGGACGAGCAGAAAGACGCAAACGGGCGCTACTTATTGCAGGATGACCCAACTCAACCGGGACGTAAATTGTTCAAAGGACGCCCTGTAGTAGTTGCTTCGAATCGTTTCTTGAAAACAGAAGGAACGTCTACATTGTTGGCGCCAATCATTATTGGTGATTTAACACAGTTAATCGTTGTATTTAACCGTCGTTTCTTTGAGCTAGCAAGCACAAAAGAAGGCGGAGATGCTTTTCTTCGTGATACAACGAACCTTCGTACAATTATGCGCGATGATTATAAATTCTGGGATACAGGAGCTGCGGTGTTTGGTCAGTTAGATGTTACCCAAACTGTCTAATGAAAGGTGGGGTTGAAATTGCCGAGTTATGAAGTGATTAAACCTTTCCGCGATAAGTATACCGGCGATCTCTTTGGTAAAGGTGATGAATACTTCACGGAAGATGAAAAAAGAGCAAAATACCTTCAAGAATGGGGGTACATCGGAAAAGAAATAGAACACGAAAACGACGAAGAAATCGAAAATGAAGATGATGAAGACGGCATTAAACACGTCGGTGGCGGTTATTACGAATTACCGAACGGCGAAAAAGTCAAAGGGAAACAGAATGCGATTGCTGAGTTAGAAAAATTAAAAGATGGGGAGTAAGATCCCCATCCCCTTAATGGGGTGATGTGATTTGATTATTACACTCGAAGAAACAAAGCAATGGTTACGCATTGAACATAATGACGAGGATAGTTTAATTAATACACTGATTAGCGCAGCAGAAAAGTACTTGATCAACGCGACTGGAAACGCGTTCGATAGCACAAATGAGTTAGCTAAGCTGTTTTGCTATGTGTTAGTGACTGATTGGTATGAAAATCGCGAAATGATCGGGAAAACGAGCGAAAAAGTAAGGCAGACAGTAGAAAGTATGGTGGCACAGCTTTCTCACTGCTATGCTCCGCAGGAAGGTGACACATCATGAATCCAGGGCTATTCCGTCACCGCATCACCTTTCAGCAATACGACGAGAACGCAGTAAATGAAAATGGATTTCCTCTTGAAGACAGACAGCGATCGACTGACGTAAAAACCGTATGGGCGATGATAAAGACGCTTCAAGGTCGCGAATACTACGAAGCTGCAGCAACGCAAAACGAAAATACAGTTCGTTTTGTAATTCGATATACGTCTGGTATCACTCCGGATATGCGTATCAAATACAAGGACAGGGCATTTGAAATTCTTTCTGTCATCAATGATGATGAGCGAAACATTACTCTGACCATCATCGCGAAAGAGGTGATGTGATGGGACTCGAACTTCACGGAATGCAAGAACTATTACGTCAGCTTGAACAGATTGGAACGGAAGCCGAACAAGTCAAACAAGAAGCGCTTGTAGCCGGTGCAAAAGTGGTTCAGCAAGCAGCCTCACAGAAAGCACCACGAGATACGGGGAAACTCGCCGAAAACATTGTCATTTCTGATATCAAAGAAGATGGAACTGTCGATATCGGACCGGATCGCGATCGGTTTTATGGATTGTTTGTCGAATTTGGTCGAAAAGCGGGAGAGAAAAAAGGGCGAAAATATCCGAAAGCAGACCCTCATCCCTTTTTGCAGCCAGCTTTTGAGGAAAATGTCAATCGTGTGCAAGATGAAATGGCCGATGTCATCAGGCGGGAGTTGAGGTTATGAGTCTAAACAAAATGATTATCGACACACTAAAACCCATTGGTGTTCCAGTCGCGTTTCAAACATATGAGGGAAAAGAAAAGACATATATCACGTTTTTTGAATACAATCAGTTTTCCGCGCTGAATGCGGATGATGAGGAACTACAAACGGCACACTTCTTTCAAATTGATATTTGGAGCAAGACGGACTATACCGATCTAGCTCAACAAGTCAAAGAAAGAATGATAGCAGCAGGATTTCGACGCACATCAGAAGTGGATTTATTCGAGCAAGAAACAAAAACGTACCATAAAGCAATTCGATTTTCTTATGTTGATTAGGAGGGAATACGATGGCGGTAATCGGTTTAAAACATCCGTATGTGGCCAAGTTGATTAAAGATGATTTCACCGGCGTTCAGTACGATACGCCAAAACGATTGGCGAAAGCGATTGAGGCGAAAATCAGCCCGAAAGTAAACACAGAAACATTGTATGCGGACGACGGACCGGCTGAAGTTGCATCGTCACTTGGTGAAATTGAAGTAGAAATTGGAGTAGATGACATTTCAACGGAGATGCAGGCGTTTTTGTTAGGAGCAACGATTAACGATGATGGTGTCGTAATTCAAAAGAGCGGTGATACAGCGCCATATGTCGCGCTTGGATTTATTCTTCCTCTTTCAAACGGAGGGCAGAAATATGTGTGGCTGTTCAAAGGGAAATTCGAATTGCCAGAAGAGCAATACAAAACAAAAGGCGATAAAGTTGAATTTCAGACGCCAACGTTGAAGGGGAAATTTGTAAAACGAGAATTCGATGAAGCATGGAAAGCATCGGTGAATACGAAAGACCAAGGTGTCGACCCAGCGGTCATCCAAAACTGGTTTAGTGCTGTCTATCAAGAAACAACAACTCCGTAAAGAGAAAGGGGAAGCCCTTTCTCTTTTTCAATTTCATAACATGGAGGGATAAACATGCAGGTTACATTATTAATCGATGGTCAAGAGAAGACATTTACTGTTCCATTCATAAAGGCGCGCATGTTTCGCCGAGCGTTGGAGTTGCGGAAAAAATATGACTTTAACAATATTGATGTGGAGGCGTTGGACTCTATCATCGCTTTTATTGTTGAATTGTTTAACGGACAATTCACGGTCGATGAATTTTACGACGGCATTGCGGCGGAGCGCCTCATTACAACGATTTCAGATTGTATGAACAAAGTCATTGTAGTGGCGAAAACGAATGACCCAAACGTGTAACGGGGTCTGAAATGGACCCGTATGACGCGGTGAAAGAGTTTTACTTAACGCACATCAGGAACGGCGTACCGATGTATCTCGTCGATGAGATGGACATCGGTTTTTATTTTGAGCTTTTGGACTATGCAGAAGAAAAAGAGATACGGAAAGAACGATTGATGGTTGAACAGTTGTTGTAAAGGTGGTGAAACGATGGCGGAAGTTGGTACATTGCGAGTGTCGCTTGGATTAGATAGTGCAAATTTCACGACGAGCATTGAGGCTGTCAATCGCAAAATACGGCTCGTTGACGCTGAGTTTAAAGCTGCTACCGGTGGAGTGAAAGATTTTGAAAATAGTTTAGAAGGATTGCAAATTAAAGCGGAATCCCTCACACAAAAGCTACAGTTACACGAGGCGAAAGTCGCTGAGTTAAAGCGCAGATATGAAGAAAGTGCGCAAACGAAAGGAAAAGACGCAGCTGAAACCGAGAAGCTTCTTATTGCCTATAACAAAGCTGTCGCAGAGATGAAAAAGACCGAGGCGCAGCTGCAGCAGACAAATAAAGAGATTGAAAGGCAAACGAACGGCTTTACTAAGCTGGAGCAAGCGGTAACACAAAGTTTACAAAAAATTGACCAGCAGTTGAAAGTGATTGACTCCGAATTTCGCGCTGCAACAGCAGGTATCGAAAATTTTGGCTCAACGTCTGAACAATTGCGTACGAAAGCAAATAGTTTGGCTCAAACACTTGAACTACAGAAAACGAAAGTATCGGAATTAAAGCGACTATATGATGAAAGCGTAAAGGCAAAAGGAGCGGATGCGAAGGAAACAAATGACCTCATAATTGCCTACAATAAAGCGACCGCGGAAATGAAAGAAACTGAGGCGCAACTACGACAACTAAACCAAACGATTCAACAACAAGAAACAGCTTGGGGGCAACTACAAACAAAACTGAACGAAACAGGGCAGCGGTTGCAAGA